TTCACCACTTTTTATACCCCCTTTATACCCCCTGTCCGCTGTCCTGACCCTATCTTGTCCTAAAAATCGCTTGGCGACCCCTTTACGGCTCAGGAAAGGGCATCCTAGAGGCTGTCTCTAACCCCCCCTTTTTGGAGACACCCAGACCTTTACATCTCTTTTAATGCCAAACTTGAGGGCGTCTTGGTGGTTGTTGAAATAGACATCCAGCCTTTTATCATACTTCTTAGCCAGCCTGTCCTCCACAATGGCGTTGGTGATGCCTAGACTGGGTATGGACACAGACGACCCAAAGGGGATTGACCTAGACATGGCTACAGTCCGGCCTTGTTTGGGAGTAGTTCCGCTGGCTGTCTTTTTGAAGGCTGACCACTTACCACAACACTTGTGGCAGGCACAATAGGCGGTGATGGTCACTACATGAAGTTGGGGGGATGATGAGGATGAAGGTTGAGCTAGGACACCACCAAGTCCGCTTCCAAGATAGGCCAACGACCCTGACACATAAATAATAAGACGGAGGGTTAGGACTTTCTTGGTAAGTCTCATTGATGGTGTCCTAGACAACAAAAATGAACCTAGCTGATTAACAACTGATGAATACCGGACATTGCTCATGGATGTGAAGATATAATATACAATAGTATTGAGTCAACACTAAAGTCATTCCTAGAACTTCCTTAATCATCCTCCTTGATGTCTTATTTAATCAATTATCAACCGCTTCCCATCGCACGAAGCTTAACTAATTATATCAATATCCACCTAACTTATTCATTACACACGCACTTCATAACCCGTTTAACAACGTAAGCGAAGTAAGCTGTAATATAAACACCTATATAGATGTATAACACACCCTCCTAAAAAATTATCCAGATTTAGGTCTGGAGGTCTATGTTTTGCCTGTGTCTATTGATTAAAATAATTTCAAAATTCCCTTGACAGGTTTCCTAACTTCGTAGCGATTTATACACTTTAGCCATCCCAAATTCCTTTTTGTGTCTATGTTTGTGTCGTCCTTCCACAGAGGCGCAGAACTCCTCCAAGGACTTCTCAAACTCCCTTGCTTGTTGTCTGGCATAGGCGTCATCCACACTGCTTCCTAGGCTGTTAATCCAGTAAGCACAGGCTATGCTGAGGGCGTCTAGCCGGTCATCGGTGGCTAGGGAGCCTCGGTCTCGGGTGATTCTGGTAAGCTGATACATCAGACTCCGTTGAGGGTTGTCTCCACCAGAGGTGGAGTGGTAGTCTTGTTTGATGGTGTCTAGGCTGAATACAAGCCTATGTTGGTTCATAATAGGCTCAATGGTGTCTATAATCCGGGCTTCCTTCTGTTTGGAGTGCTTTACCTCCTCAATGGTGACGCTATAGACCTTGTTGAACACCGGAGTCATCAGTTTGGTGAACATACCGTCACCAAAGTTGGCCTCCACCAGCACCTTATTCACCTTGTAGGTCTTGGCTAGGGTGGCTAGTCCTAGCAAAGTGGCGTCTGTATAGCCGTCTCCAAAGCCTCCTACGGCCATTACAAACAGTTGACCGTTCAGGGACTTGACTATGCTGTAGGCTGTCTCGTCTTTGCCTCGTCCGCTGGGGTCAATCGCCATCACACACCCGTCAGGTTCAGCCCAGTTACCCACTATTTCAGCAGGAAAGTAGTATCTGTCCCCCATCAACCCCACCACCGGCAGGGTAGGGTCGGATATTTCGTTGGAGGGGCTGGGAGACCACACCAGTTTGGCTGGTAGCAAGCCTGCCTTGTCCAATTTCATCACCAACAGGTCAGACAGCTTCAAGGGATACCGGTCTTGGTCGCTGAGGGTGGTATCCAGCATGAATTGGAGGTTGAACATACTCCTGCCGTAGCTGGCCTCACGTTCGCTCAGGTCAGTGTCAGTGAAGCGTTTGGGGTCTGTGGTATGTCCGACCAGTTCCGGCCTCTCTAAAGCCATTTTACGCACATTGGGGGCTATTTTAGAGCCATAGGCGTTGGACAGCTTATCTTCGGAAGGGTAACGGGCAGGCCAGATGCGGATTTCATAGCCCCGCTCACTGAGCTGGTTATACAGGGACATCTCGCATTGGGGAGTCCCAAGGAACATGATGTGTCCGTCGGGCTTCAGGATGGATTCAAACTCCTTTACGGTGTCGCTGATGCGGTCACGGTTGCCTTGGGTCAGGCTGTTGTTGAGGGATTCCACGTCATCAGCGATGATGATGTCAGCGCGGCTACCCGTCATCATGCCGGTGATGCCAAGGGACTTCACGCTGGGGCTGTGGCTGGCTTTGGCTAGGCCGACATCGAAGGCCACCTTGGAATAGCGGTCAGAGTCGCGGGGTATCAGAGGCTTCAGAATCTCCATCTCGTTGATGAGCCTCAAGGTGAAGGTGCTGAAGTCGTCCGCACGGGATTTGGAGGCCGACACCACCAAGAACTTCTTGTCGGGGTTCAGCAGGAGCTGGTGGCACACAAAGGCTGAGGCAAGGTAGCTTTTACCCACCCCACGGAAAGCCTCAATCACCTTGCGCCTAGAGCTGCTCCCTTGCATATACTCCGCAATGTCGTATTGGACTTGGGTGGGTTCAGGCAGGTTCAGGTGCTTCCAGACCATCCAGACAAAGTTACGGAAGTCTCCAAGGGGAGTTTTAGATATATCGCTCATTTCTAAAGCAGACTTTTTATTCTCCCCGGTGGTGTCCGTTATCGCTGCGGTTATCTTTGACGGAGCGGATGCGGAGGTTCTTGAGACTGCTGGTGCCGCCCCTTCTGATGGGGTGCTTGTGGTCAACATCCTTGCCGTTCAGCCGAGCCTTGCCCACCTTCCGAATCCATCAGCCTCCGTGCCTTGTTCCGTGAGGCTCGGTTTTTGATTTGCTCCGGGCGTCCTTGATAATTGGCGTATTCTTTTTTGTAGTCGCGCATTTTTTTTTAATGGCTGCTGTTACTGGGGCTGGCAACAAAAGGCAGGGCTTCAATGAGCTTGGTAAAGGGGCTGGCGGCTTCCGCTCCATTCTTATCAGGGGCAACCGCCACCGCGCTGATGTTGTTGTCCTTCAGGAATTGCCGGATAACATTCAGGTCTTGGGTGGTGGCCTCGCCGTGATTGAGGCGGCTCAACAATTCTTCAGCCAGACCGATGTGCAGTTTTGAGGTCAGTTCTTGAAGCAATATAGCCTGCTGTTGTTGTTGTTGTTGGGATTCCATATATGTGCTTATTACTTGCGGCTGTTGCGGATGATGCTGATTAGGGAGGCAATGCCGACAGTGATGCCGACACATAAACTAAGCAGGCGCAGCCATAACTCAAGTTCGCTAAGGCCGCTGACAACCGTTGCACCAAAACTTGCAGTCCCCCCAAGAACGGCTTTGTTGATGATGTTGGTTGTGGTTTCGTCAGGATGCGGAGTCATAAAAGATAATGTGGTGTGAGATATAGGTGGCATCACCATTCGATAAGGACTGCTCCCGGTATAGCTGGTGTCATACAAAAATAGCTATCACGTCCTTGCCCATAAGTTACTAACTTAGTGTCAATCTGTCTTTCGCTTTGTTGGGTTGCGTTGGTAGCAGCATCCATTGTAGAAAGCTGTCTAAACAATCGCGGAACATACGCCGTCACCACATCGGGAGTCGAGCCGTTTATTGAAAGGGTCGCTGTGCCGTCATTTGTATAGCTTGCGTTTAAGCTTCCACCCCCTCCTGTGCAGACTATTTCAATCTCCCCGGTTCTCTTAAAGGAAGATGTTCCGCCCGCCGCAGTTGAAGAGGTTCCTGCCTTTCCAACCACGATACTGTATTCGTTATTAAGGTTGGCTGGTTCAAAATACATAACATATCTGCCTCCATAGCCGCCTATAGCCGGGCCCGACGACCCAAAGGGGCCTGCATATCCTCCACCCCCTATAACCGTCACCTTAAACCTTCTGGCGTTTGGTGCGTTACTTGAGGGCGTGAATGTCTGAGTCGCATTTTCGGTAGTGTATGTGTATAGCTTCGACCCGCCCACAACAACCCACTCCCCACTACCGGACAAAAGACGCGCCTTATAGCCGGTGGGTGTTCCGGTTGCCGGGACTGTGCCTGCTGTTGTGGTGTTGAATTGATTCACAACCGCAGTTCCGGTGGATGCTGCCGTAACGCGCCCTTTGTTATCCACAGTAATGGAGGCGTTTTGGTAGCTTCCCGGCGTTACGCCGCTTGTAGGTAGCGTAGCCGGGATTGAGATGTTGGCTGTTCCGTCAAACGCCGTCGTTGCCGTGCCGGTGATGTCTCCGCTGATTGCCACGGTGCGCGGAGTAGCTAGTTTGGTGGCTTCGGCGGCAAAGGCGATTGCTCTGGCATAGCCCATAAAATAGACAGCAATTCTACTAGCCTGTG